AACTGAGAGGGCGTCACTTGCGATACTACCGCCGCTCGCGCCGCCGCCACCGCCACCGCTGCCCGCGCTGCCCGCGCCACCTCCACCGCCCACACCGCCTCGATCACCCAGACCGCTGCCCACGCTGCCCGCGCCGCCGCCACCGCCGCCCCCGACCCAATCTGGCTCGCCGCCCTCTCTGCGGCCTCCGCCGCACCCTGCGACCTATCCTTGCCGTCCAACCAGTCGTCTGCCCAGCGCCGCCAAGCTGGAATGTCGCAATCGACTTGCGCGATATAGATCGCGGCACGCACGCGCTGGGCCAGCGTCAGCTGCGGCACTGCGAGCTCCCGCACCATCCTGGCACGCTTGCACCATCCCTTCAGCCCATCTGTGCCGGACTCTCGATCGATCTCGATCTCGATGAGACGCGGGTCTGGAATAGCAGCATGGATGGGATTGAGGAAGACCGCGATGAGCGGGTGATGGTAGTAGTGGATGAATGCGTCGGAGCAGGGCTCGTTGCCTGTCCCGGCGGCCTCATGCCATTCCGGCGTGGCCCAGTCGGTCTCATTCGACTCGCCGAGGCGGGTCTTCATGGATTGGGTTACCAGTTTGCAGAACATGTGGTCTCCTGGGGCTACTCGGACACTTCGTCGGCGAGTGCGGCCAGATCGGCCGGCATTTCTGCGTTGGTGTAGTGGTTGCGCAGCAGCCACGCGGCCGCTCGCTGCGCCGTGAGCCATGCAGCAGAGGGCGGCCGCCCCTGCCAATCGCTGCGCCGCTCGGCATAATAGCGGCCCTTGCGCGAGCGGTAGAGTGTCTCGTGCTCCCACTGTTCTCCGGTGGCGAGGCTGATGCTATTCCGGCCATCGTAGGTGGTGCGCTCGTGGTACACGGCGGTAGCTTTGTGGGTGTGGACGATGATGCCGTCGGGCGTCGCATGGCGGGTCATGGATGCCTGCTAGTGAGGATAGTCTCTGCTTGGTAACTCGCGGCAACTGGGGCGGGGAGTTGCGCGCGGGCGCCGCCTGTGGTTTGATGGGTATCTCTTTGGTCTGGTTGATGGTATCTTGCTTCCGGCCCGCCAGCCGGCAAGACGAATCGTGCCACGCAATGCGTGGGCGTGTCAAGAGGAGAGCGCATGGGCGGCAAGGCGTTAGGCAGTAGGAAAGGGGCGACTGGGCGCAAGACTCAGCCCGCCCCGGCGGCCAGAGAGGTGCCCGACACGAATCGCTCGGCAGACCGCATGCCCGACCCAGGCATGCCGCCTCCTCCCGTCCCGATGCGCGAGATGACCATCGACCAAGCGCGCAAGGAGATCAAGCTGCCGTCCGACGAGCGCATCCGCGGTCGCGTCGGCAAGGAAGGGATCACCATCGAGCGCATGGCCTGGCCCAAGAAGCAGACGATGCGCCACGGTGGAAAGGTCCGGGGGCGTGCATGAGCCGCATCGGGCCGCTGTCGAACGTCTCGCGTCCCAAGGGCAATCCATCCTGGTTGCGGCGCGGCAAGGACAAGCGGCGCGACCAGCGGCAGATCGACTGGGCCGCGATCAGGGTCGAATGGGAGGCCGGCGCGTCGGAGCGATCCATCGCTGCCCGCTATGGTGTCTCCCATACCGGCGTGGCCAAGCGATCCCGCAGGGATGCCTGGAGCATCGACGCCAGGAACCATAGCAAGCGTGAGCTCGCCGAGCGACTGGTGGGCGCGGTGCTCGCCGACGAGGTCGCGTTGCCGGGCGACGGACACTTGCCGGCAATCCAGCGGCCACTGGTGGCACCCTCCAGGGGAGACCCGCCGCCGTTGCGGCGTAATCCCGAGGCGAATCAACAGGATGGCGAGGCGGATTCCGGCAACGTAGACGGAAACGAGGACGGAACCACGCTGGATTCCGGGCCGGCCGGCATGACGCCTACCGAGTGGGTGCAGTCCCTGGGGATGTTCCCTGAGTTGGGGGACGTGCTGCGCACCGTGGCCCGGGAGGAGATCCTGCAGGCGCGGCTGCGAGTCATTGCCCGGCACCGCGGGCTTGCCCATGTGGGGATGGGCGTGGTCGAGTTGCTCATGGGCCAGTTGGCGTTGTTGTCGAACCACATCGAGGACTTCGAGGAGTTCGCGGGGCGGTTGTGCGAGAACGACAAGGATCCGGCCCGGTTCAATGCGTTCATGAAGGCTATCAGTCTGCAGGAACGCTCGGCCACCATTCGCAACCTGGCACAGACATCCCGGCAGCTTGTGGCCATCGAGCGGCAGGCGGTGGGCCTGCCCATTGGCGATGCCCTCGAGGACGAGGACGCGCAGCGGGCGAAGCGGCCGGTATTCCGGGCCTACTACCAGGGCCAGGCGCAGGCGTCGCCTGCGGCCGGCAATGGATGATGCGATGCGGCAGACAGTGGCAGGAACGCCAGGCTCGGCACCATGCTGTCCGCTGCATCGCAGCGCAGATCACGGCGCGACCGAGGCCAGATTGGGGTCTGGGCGTGTCCAGCGGCGCGTGGCCGGCGGCCCCTCCTTCCCGCCTGCCGCCACGGTCGTGCCGTGACCCCGATCCAGGCCGCCGAGCTGGCATGGGCGCACGGCTGCACGCTGGAGATCAGCGACGGCACTCTGCGGGTGGTCGTGAGCCAAGAGCCGATGTCGGCAGTGCGTGACATGCTGCCGGCCGTGTGCGCGGCCAATGAAGCGATTCACGCGGCGGTGATGGCCTGCCAGATCGCGCTCGCCAGGGCAAGGAGAGGACTGACATGAACTTCGGTGAGCGGCGACAGAACGGGATCGGATGGCTGGCCGGCTGGCGGACCTACATCGTAGCGGCCTCCCTGGTGCTGACGGCGGCGGCATCGTTCGCGCAAGGCGACGTGACGCTGAGCGAGGCAATACGGCAGGCGCTGGAGGGGCTTGGGCTTGCCGCCCTGCGCCTTGGCATCGCGGGGCAGCGATGAGCGAGATCGGGGTATTCGTCGTCGTGTCGATCGTCCTGGCGCTCGCCATGGTGGTCGGGGCCCTGGCTTGGTTGTTGTGGAGTGATTGCGGCCGCCCAGCGCGGCGCAGGCGGACGCGGTCGTGAATGGAAGTCGAGGACGACCTCACAGAGTACGTCGCCGAGCCCACGGCGCAGCGGTTCCACGGCTCGCGCGCCATCGTCAAGGGGATCATGGGCCCGCTGGGGTCTGGCAAATCGGTGACGGTGTGCTGGGAGATCATCAGGTTGGCCGGGCTCCAGGAGGCGGACAAGAACGGCATCCGGCGCTCCCGGTGCGGCGCGATCCGCAACACCTACGGCGAGCTGAAGTCAACGACCATCGAAACGTGGCTGCACTGGTTCTCCGACATCACGACGATGCGCTGGGCCCATCCCATAAAGGCGATGGTGGAGTACCCTGGGGTAGATCCAGTTACGCAGGAGGAGGACGGGACCACGGTCCAGCTGGAGATCCTGTTCTTCTCGATGGACCGACCGCGGGACATCAAGAAGCTGAAGTCGCTCGACCTGACGTTCATCTGGCTCAACGAGTGCTCGGAGTTGGCCCTTGCCACGTTTCAGATGGCCTGGGCGCGCCTGTGGCGCTACCCGCCACTAAAGGACGGGCCCGGGCCGACAAACAGCGCGCTGTTGATGGACACCAACCCTCCGGACGACGATCACTGGTACTACCGGCTCGCGGAGGAACAGGACCCGGTTGTGCTGGAGGCGCTGCGCGAGCAGATGGAGAAGTATCTGGGCGACGACCGGCCGCTGATGCAGTTCTTCCGCCAACCTGCGGCCCTGCTGCGCAAGCCGGGCAAGGACGGGCTCATGGAGTGGTCGCCGAATCCCGAGGCCGAGAACGTGCGCAATCACAAGCTTGGACACGGGTACTGGCTACAGATGGTGGTCGGGCGACCGCGGGAATGGATCAAGGTGTTCGTTGAGGGCAACTACGGCGTGGTCACGGATGGAATGCCCGTGTACCCGGAGTACAACGACGAGATCCACTGCGCCAGCTACGAGATCAGGCCCATCGAGGGTGTCGGGCTGCACTTCGGCTGGGACTTCGGCCTCACCCCCGCCCTGGTGATCGCACAGATGACGCCAATGGGCCAGTTGCGAGTGATCGACGAGATATGCGCGAAGGCTGTCGGCCTGCGCACGTTCCTCACGCATGTCGTCCTGCCGCACCTGCGCACGCACTATTCGCGCTGGCCGATCCCGGACATGCTGGCATCGAGCACCGGCGATCCCTCCGGCGAGGGCGGCGGGAACATTGACGAGTCGCAGAGCTGCATTATCGAGTTGGGGGATCAAGGTATCCCGACCATCGCAGCGTACACGAATGAACTGGTGCCGCGCCGCGAGGCTGTTGCGGGTTTCATGACGCGCCTGCTCGGCGACGGACAGCCTGGATTCCTCCTCTCGCCGAAGTGCAAGGTGCTGCGCAAGGGCTTCCGCGGCCACTACCGGCTGGAGCGCATTCAGGTGGCCGGCACCGAACGGTATCGCTCCGAGCCGGTCAAGGATATGTTTTCCCACCCACAGGACGCGCTGCAATATATCGCGCTCGGCCTGGACATGACACAGAGAGATGTACGCAGAAAAAGCCTTTGGGGAACAAGGCGCAGCCGCGCAGGGCTCGCTGACGCCACCGCCGGATACTAGCGCCGTCCTGACCGACGAGCAGGCCGACGCCCTGCGGGCGCTGGGCGAGACGCTGTTCAGCGAATTCGACTTGGCGCGCAAGCTGCGCCGCTCGCAAGAAGATGTATGGCTGGAGAACCTGCGCCAGTTGAAGGGCATCTACGACCCCGAGACGATGGCGCGCATCGGCCACAGGCGCTCCAAGGTGTTCATCCGCATGACGCGGGCCAAACTGAGGGCGATTGACGCGCGGGTGCGCGACCTGCTGTTTCCCGCGGGGGACAAGAACTGGGCGATCGAACCCACGCCAGTGCAAGAACTGGTCGAGGACAAGCACTTGGCTGCGGTCGCGCGGCTCATGATGGCGAGGATGCAGACTGGCGTGTTCCAGCCGCCGAGCTCCGAGGAGGCGCTGGCATACGTGCAGAAGGAGGCGGCCGACGCCTGCGCTCGCATGGAGGAGCAGATCAATGACCAATTGACCGAGCTCGAGTACGAGAGGCACGCGGTCAAGGTGCAGCACAACGCTCACCTGTACGGGTGCGGCATCCTAAAGGGCCCACTCAGCGAGGAGATCCAGGAGTTTGTCTGGCAGCCCGAGCTGCCGGCCGGCGGCATCCCACTGGAGACGCAATACGCGCTCGTCAAGAAGACCAGGCTGCGCCCCTGGATTGGTGCGGTGAATCCCTGGCGGTTCTACGTTGACCCGCAGGCTTTGGCGCCGAGCGAGGCCGAGTATTTCTGGGAGGAGCACATCCTGACCCGGGCCGATTTGCTGCGGCTCGCCAAGCGCCGCGGCTTCAACCAGGACGCGATACGTGCGCACCTTGCCGCCTACCCGCACGGAGACGACGAGACCCCGCAGCACTGGGAAACAGCGTTGCAGCAGATGCCGGAGGGCTACGACTACGTCGGCGCGCTGAAGAATCGCTATCGGCTGCGGGAACGCTGGGGCTACCTGTCGGGCCGCGACCTGCGCAATGCTGGCATGGACATTCCCAAGGAGATGCTCGAAGAGGCCATTGAAGCGCGCGTGTACCTGCTGGGCCGCATGCCGGTGAAGGCGAGCAAGAATCCTCTCCCTGGCGAGTATGGGGTCTATCACTTCTACTACTTCGACAAGGACGAGACATCGTTCTGGGGTGAGGGCATCGCGGGGGTGTACGAGCACCCGCAGAAGATGGTCAACGCCTCGATACGCATGGCGCTGGACAACGGCGCAATCTCGTCGGGCCCGCAGATCGAGGCGAACCGATCGTTGCTCGACGACGAGGACGACTTCGAGAGCGTCGTGCCGTTCCGCATGTGGATTCGCACCGGCCTGGGCAAAGACGCGACCGCGCCAGCGCTGCGTGTGTACGACATCACCTCGAAGGTCAAGGACCATCTGGAGCTGCTTCGGGTGGCGAAGGACCTGGGGGACGAAATCTCCTCAGCGCCGTCCTACGCCTACGGGCAGCCGTCCAGCCAAGCGGCCAACACACTCGGCGGCCTGTCCATCCTGATGGGCAACGTCAACATCACGCTCAAGGATCTGGCTGCCGGATGGGACCGCGGCATAACCGCGCCGTTCATCAAAGCGATGTACGCCTGGAACATGGCGTTCAATCCGCGCAAGGACATCAAGGGCGACTTTCGCGTCAAACCGATCGGCGTCACGAGTCTTCTCGCCAAGGAGCTGCGCTCGCATGCGCTGGAGACGTTCCGCATGTCTACCGCGAACCCTATTGACGGGCCATTCACCAAGCGTGTCGCGCTGCTGCGCGAGACGGCCAAGGCGCTCGACCTTCCCCCCAACGAGTTGGTGGCCACCGACGACGAGATCGAGAACTACAAGACGACGGGCATCGCCTCCTGGGTGATCCCGCCGCCGCCAATGATCGGGCCGCTTCCAGGGCAAGGGATGCCTGCGGGATCGCCTCTTCCTGGCAATCCAGCGGCCCTGGAGGTCGAGCCCGCACAAAGGCAAGGTGAGCCGCTGTGAAACTCCCGCGCGATCAAATGAAGATGCTGCTCGGCGAGTGCCGCGAGGCATCCAGCAGCGCGATCGGCAAGGCGTTCATCGGTTACGCCGAGCTGGTGATCGAGCACCTGAAAGAGGAACTGGTTGACCCGAGCAACGGTGAACAGGTGGATCTGACCATCAAGGGGGCGATTGCAGGGCTGCGCCGCTACATTGCGGCGGTGGCCATGAGGCCGCTCACAGACGAACAAAGGCAGCAGGCGCACGTCATTGACGGCGCCTACAACCCGTAAGAGTACCCCGGCCCCACACAGGGACACCGGGTAGCGGATACCGGCGACGACCCGCACAACGCAAGGAGTAACGCAATGGCGGAAGCAACGAACCTTGAAGCGGAAGTCAGACAAGGCTTCCACGCAGCCCGTGATACCGCAGCCGCGACCACGGAGACGCACCAAGCTCAAGGCGCAGATCAGGACGTGGACTATCGGGCCCTGTACGAGCGCGAGCGGAAGTCTCGCATCACGCTTCAGGGCAAATACAACGCCGAAGTGCCTCGCCTGCAGGCGCAGGTGAAGGACCTGGAGAGCAAGGTGACAGCCGGCAAGCCCGCGGCGTCCACTGGGGAAGACGAAGACCTCGAGTTGTTCCGATCGGAAAGCCCGTCCATCGCCAAGGCGGTGGATCGGCTAGTCGAGAAGAAGATCGAGGAGATCATCGCGCCCATGAGGATCGCAACGGAGACTGCCAAATCGACATCGCAGGAGGCGGCCATTAAGGCGCACTTCGCCGAGATTCGAGCTGCACACCCTGATTTTCAGTCGGTGGTGAATTCCGGTCAGTTCGCCTCGTGGATCGCAAAGCTGCCGGACAACGAGCGCGAGGGCGCGGAGCAAACGCTCGACCGGGGTAGCTCGGCCGATGTAATCGGCCTGCTGGATCGGTTCGCGCGGCGCGGCGCGCCCAAGCAGACCAACAACCAGGTAGACGAAACCATCGCCGTCACAGGGCGCGGCGCGCCGATCAATGCCGGCGCTACCTCGGCCGACATGGGGGCGCAGGATTTCTCTGCCGGGTTCAACGCGAAACAGCGAGGAACTAGGAAATGATCAATTTGTATGGGGACATCTCTCCGCGAACTGCGGGATATGCCTCCAGAGACTTGCTCGAACGCCAGCAGCCGTACCTGGTGCTGGAGAAGTTCGGGCAGGGCAAGCCTTTGCCCAAGCGCATGACGAAGATGATGATCTTCCGTCGCTACGAGCCTCTGGACAGCACGCCCAATGCTCTGCAGGAAGGAGTCACGCCCGCAAGCAAGTCGCTGCGCAAGACCGATGTTCCGGTCGTGCTGCAGCAGTACGGTGACCGCGTTACCATCACAGACGTGATCCTCGACACACACGAGGACCCCGTACTTCAGGAGTCGGTGGACATGATGTCGGAGCAGTCCGCTCAGATGATCGAGCGGGTTCGCTTCTACGCGCTGCGCGCCGGCACCAACGTGTTCTACGCCAACGGCGCAAGCCGCTCGGCGGTCAACACTGTCATCTCGACCTCGCTGCAACGGCGGATCGTTCGCGCGCTGAAGCGCCAGAACGCGCGCAAGGTGACCAGCATCATCGGCCCGAGCGCGAACTACGGAACCGAGCCCGTTGCACCTTCTATGGTCGGTCTGGCGCATCCCGACCTGGAAGGCGACATCCGCAACATGGCCGGCTTCGTTCCCACGGAGAAGTACGCGAACGTGACTCCCTGGGAGAACGAGATCGGCAAGGTGGAGGAAGTGCGCTACCTGTGGTCAACCATCTTCGAGAGCTGGCTGGATGCGGGCGGTTCCGCCGGTTCGACGGTCATCTCGAACGGCGGTTCGGCTGCGGATGTATACCCGATCCTCTACATTGCCAAGGATGCCTACGGCATCGTGCCCCTCAAGGGCGAGGAGGCCATCACTCCGATGGTCGTCAATCCGAAGCCTTCGGACTCCGACCCAATGGCGCAGCGCGGGCACGTGGCTTGGAAGTCGATGCAAGCTGCCGTCATCCTGCAGGACCTGTGGATGGTGCGCGCTGAAGTCGCGGCATCGATCTGACCGGAGAGGAGACACACATGATTCCCGGACGAGACCTTACCGACCTGAATTGGCGCTCAGGCTTGCTCAATCAGGTGTTCAGCAAGGGCACGCTGGCGATCACTTCTACCGCCGCAACCACGTTCAAGACGGGTGCGGCGCTGGAGTATTCGATCGACGGCGTGTCGTACAGCAAAGCGGCTGGCACGTTTTCGTTCGCGCCGTCTGCCGCATTGGAGACTCAACCCGCCGGCCAGTCGCGGTACTACACCGTGGAACTGGACGCTGCGGGCAACGTCACCGTCAAGCAAGGTGCTGCCAACGGTTCGCTGCCCGTTGCTGGGTCGGGGTACGACAACAGCAAGACCTATCGGCCGCTTACCGGCGTGATCACTGGTGTGACCAAGGCATTCCCGCCAGTCGTCACCTGCACTTCGCACGGCCTCCAGACTGGAGACTGGATTCGCATTGACGGCGTGGGGGGGATGGGCGATCTCAACAACCAGATTTACCAAGTCAAGCGCACCGGTGCCAACGACTTCTCGCTGGTCGGCGTGGATGCCACGAAGTTCTCGGGCACCTACACGTCCGGCGGTACGTGGCAGGAAGTGCGTAAGGCTCGTGTTGCTGCCGGAGCCATCCGCATCGACACCGGGACGGCATCGTTCGTACCCGGTACGACTGCGCTGGACGCCGCCGGCATCACGACTACCTACTTCGACTTGGCCGGTCCGGTGCCAAGCGCCGCCTACCCGTAACCGCAAGCCGGCTGCGTGAGACACGTCGCCGTGGGAGGAGGGGCCTGACCGCCCCTTCTCCAACACCAAGGAGAAGCAGATGGCCAGCGTCAAGGAAAGACTCAACGCCTATTTCACCAGCAACAACCAGAACGACCTGCGGAAGTTGTTCGAGGACGTGGCAACCGACCTCGCAACGCTCAAGACCAAGCTGGAGAGCACTCAAACCAAGCTCGACGCGGATGCGGGCGTCACCGACACCAACTACGCATCGCTCGGAGCGGTTGGCACGCTCCTCACTCAGCAGTAAGAGGGCCCCCATGAACCTGAAGCAAATGAAGAAGGAGGAACTTCTGGCCGCCGCCCAGGAGGCCGGCCTAAATGTTCCTCGGGATACCGCGACCATTACCAGAGAGGAGTTGATCGAGCTCCTGCTGGCCGATGCGGAGGACGCGGTGAACAACGACCAAAACACGAACGTGCGCGTTCTGAGCAAGCTCGAGCAGCTCGTGGACCTGCTGTCCGCAGAGAAGTACGGCAGACCGGTCGGCGATCTGGCGGGCTTCGTGCCACCGGAGGACTTGTCGCACTATCCCAAGGTGCCGATCATCATCTACTCCAACGAGAGCTCCTTCGGGAAGTTTCCTGTCACCCTGTCGTGCAACGGCAAGACGTGGAACGTGCCGCGCGATCAGCGCGTTGAGGTGCCAGCCCCGCTGGTGGAGATCCTGCGCAATGCCGTGACCAAGACCTTCGAGCAGTCTGGCGTGAACGAGGAGGATGGAACGATCATCTGGAAAGAGCGCGCGGTGCCGAGGTTCCAGACGCAGATCGAAGGGCCCGCATAAGTGGCGACTTGCCAGAGCGTGCTGGACGCGGCGCGCCTGGATCTGAACGACTCCGACACGACCAAACGCTGGCCGGACGCAGACCTGCTGCTGTTCCTGAACGACTTCATTCAGGCCGCGTTCCAGCAGCGCCCGGACGTATTCCTCGGCAGCTTGCTTGCCGCGCCTGCGGAAGTGGTGGCTGGCGACACCTTCCCGCTTCCCCTGGCGTATCGAGCACAGGCGGTCTACTTCATCGTGTTCCGGTGCATGAAACGCGACGATCAATCTACGTTCGATGGCCAGTGGCGGCTCAATCATGATCTGTGGGTAGAAGGGATAAAGGCATCCTGACATGACGCTATTGACCTCCCTCTACGATCACGTCATGCCGCATGTGCGGGCGGTACAGCAGGCGATGGTGCTGTTCGAGGCGCGCAATGCGATCAACGAGTTTCTGCGCCGCAGCCGCACCTGGAGAGTAGCCACCGCGCCAATCTCCATGAAGTACGCGACCGTGACTGGAGTCACAAACGCCAATCCAGCCGTTGTCACCGCTGTGGCGCACGGCTTCGCGAACGGCGACGTGGTTCTCTTGGGGTCGATACGCGGGCCGCAGGAAATCCAGGGTCATCTGTGGACGATCACGCTCATCAACGTTGACAGTTTCTCGCTGAACGGATGCGACACTACCGCCCTGGCGGCGTTCTCTGGGCAGGGCCGGGCGTCGGTGCCGATCTACACGCCTGTATCGCCCATCGCGGACACCAGCATCTGCGACGTGCTGGGCATCACAAGCCCAACGGCCGCCTACGAGGACTCACTCTCGCTGTTCGGGAGCATGCCCGCGCTGGGCAACGCCTCTCTAGCGTCACCTGCAGACCTGGACAACGCCTATCCAGGATGGCGCTGCGACATAGCTGGCATTCCGATGTGGGTTCACATGCATGACGAGGAGCGTGTGCGCCTGGTTCCGGCTCCCGGTGAGGCGCTGGCTAACGCGCTGACGCTGGACGTTGCGCTCGAGCTATCCAGCGCGGCGAGCTCGATCGACTCCGGCTTGTACCGCGCTCATCATCGAGCCTGGGCTGACGGGACCTTGCGCAACCTGTTCTCCATGAAAGAAAAGCCGTGGACGGACGGGGCACTGGCCACCTACCATGCCGAGCGGTTCGAGAATGCAGTCTACGAGGCCGCACAACGCGCTCGAAAGGGAAAGGTGAAGTCTGTCAGCGTTGCGCGCGCGGTCAGCTACGGCGGGATGTGATGGACGAAATTCCAGTAATGACGCAATGGCTCGCCGACTCCTTCCAGGGCGCAATGTGCGCTATGGCCGCCAGTCCGGTGAAAGGGCCGCTGTTAGGCTTCGCGCTCAACCTTGGCGTGGGAGCGATCGGCGCAGGAATCGGCGCGTACACGATGATCCATGTGCTCCGTGCCGATGTTGAAGTTTTGAAGGAGGCTGTTGCGAAGATCGAGGCGAAAGTGGACGCTCAGGTGGTACGCACTCACGAGCGAGACATCGACCTGATGAAAGCCCTGGCGGACATCGAGAAACGCAAGGCCGATCGGGTGAACCATGACTGAGTTGGT